CCAACTTTGACTAACTCATCAATTTGGTCTCTTAGGTCATATTTCATCTGTCTCCATATTTTAGATGTTATCTTATCTTCTGGAACTACTTTGATATTACTTTCAACCAATGACTCTTCTTCTTTTACTTCTTCTTTATCACTATTATGGTTTTGCATAATACTCTGAAGTGTTGGTAAAGAGTCACCAAATTTTCTACCTTCAAATCCAGGTGTACCTTCTTTTATTAATTTTTTCAATTTAATCATCATTGTCTCCTAACAATCGCAACAGTTACATTCACAAGATTCACACTTGCAGTTTTCACATCCACACATTTTATTCTCCTATAATACGCTGTAGATTATGTCAAAATTTGAAAACTTCTTCTTCAGTAGATTCATGAATGGTTTTTCCATATCATGTCTTACATCAGAAAGACCTTTTGGTAAGTGTCCTACTACATCTTGTATGTCCATTACACCTTGATAGAATTTTACGTGTTGTTTACTACCAACAATTTTAGCTAATTCTAATCTAGCCATTGTATGATTGTTTCTATCAGTTAACAAACGAATCTTCTCAATGTAAGCTCCACCCATCTCTTGCTTTTCGTTTAATATGTTTTTTAACTTTATCATCTTAGTCTTTAGGGTATCCATGTGTAGAGAATCCATCTGGAACAAGACTAACATCTGTATATGGTTTTGGCCCTACTGGATGTATTTCAATCTTTTTGGATGTATCTTTACCACCAGTAACTTTCTTGAATCCAGCTTTCTTTAGTATCTTAACAATTAATTTACCATCACCAGCCCAATTTAACATCATAGGTCGTGACCAATTGTTATGACCAGTAAAAGCAGAATCCATTGCTTGTTCATGAAATCCAAACCAAGTTTTGTCTTCCCATTTCTTTGGTACTTTACCCATAATGTCTGAGTTAGTGTATCCAACTGGGTCTGTTTTATATTTTCTCCTTAGATGAGGACTCCAAGCTCCCATTCCGAGTACTATGTCCATGGCTTTTTCCCAACCATTTACAAAAACCCAACCATCTACGGATTTTCCTTCGTTTAATATTTCTTTTAATTTAATCATCTGCATGCTCCAATAATTTTACGTCATCTTCAGCGTTGTTGAACCAAAAGTCAATGACTTTTGCGAACGAACCAACGAATCCACCTAACATTAAGAGTAGAATTTCTTTCCATCCACCGACAACATCAACACCTGCACTCATAAAATAAATCATAAGTGCTAGTATAGATGAAAATAAAGCTACTACAGTTATACTAATAAACCATTTCTTATTTTGTCTAAATTTTATTATGTCTACCAATTGTTGATTGATAGCATGTTTTTGGTCTTGTATGTGGTAATCTTCTCTACTACCAGATACCTCTTTTAAAACTTTCTTATCCACCTAACATCTCCCATACTTTGTCTATTATTAATGCAACAAACCCAACACCGACAATACCTCTCCACTTACTCGTGTTATCTCTGAATTGTGTGTTGAGTTTGGTTTCAGCCCATAAGCCTTCATGTGGGTTGAATAGGTTTTCCTTTAAGAATCTAAGTGATTCTTCTGTCTTACCATGAGCCATTGACATTGATTGTTTCATCTCGTCAATATCTGATTTGATATCATCTATTTTATTATGTATCAATTCAAACTCTTTTCTATCGGCTTGATTCATGTGTTTTCCCACCATATTTTAGCTATTATGTAAAATAGAAGTATTCCAACTATCCAAGATAACCATTCCATGATATAGTGTGGTACTTCCAAGTATTTTCTCCTTTACTCTAATATAAATATTAGTTAGAGAAACTTTCCGATATTATTTAGTTTGTCTTTTTAGGTTGTCTCCGATATGGTCTACGTTTTTGACGAGGTTTTGGTTTAGGTTTTGATAACCTAAAAATCTCTTCTTTTAACATTTGTCTTTGTACACGTAAGTCTATTATTTCAGCTTCTAAGTCACCTTGTTTAGAACCATTTAATATACTAATGGCAAACATCATTGACATTCCACCGACAACAACACCTACATAAATCCAACCTATCGTTGATAATGCTTCATACCACATTATTTTCTCCTTTGTGTTTTTCGTTTTTCATTCTTTCTTTTACGTGGTCTCTTCTTTCTTCTATCGTCACCACTTCTATTATCTACCGAACCCATTATGAACTCTTCGACTTCTTTCATTATCTTTATGAGTTTATTCATTATCCTCTTCCTTTTTCTTTAATTCAACTACAACATCCGCATCAAGTTTTACTGATTCATCATCAAGTAAAACACTATCTTGATGAACTGATACTACCATTCCTTCCATTTCTGGTTGTGGATTCTGTTCGTAATCAGCTCTCATTTTGATAGCTTCAACTTCCATCTCAGCGGCTAATTTTTGTAATTCTTTTGTTTGTTCTTCTGTTAAGTGAACTTCTTTTCTCTCACCCATATATTTGCTCCCCATTTTTCACAATTCTTTGGTGCTCTAGCTTCATGGTAACTATCTTTGTTTGGTCTTCCATTTATCATATTCATCCATAAAACCATTCTACCAGCTTTTGGTTTAACTTCCATATCAATGTATGGAAAGTTTGTTGTACCACCTTCTTTGACATCATTGAGATACAAAAAAGCTGTCCATGTTCTTTGACCACCTCTGTTAATTTCTCTATCCCAATAACTACTATTTGGTTGAAAATAATCATGATGTGGTTTATAGTATTGACCAGGTTTATAATGTACAAGTTGCATACCTTCACAATTTTCTAATGGTACTTCAATCAAATCAGTAACTATTTTAGCTACATCATCTACTGGTTTCATACCTTCATTGTAATGTAGAAAAGTATTTGAACTTGTTCTATACCCCTCTCTAAGTGGTTCTAAGGTAGTAGATGGTTTTAGTGTTGGTCTACCTAACATTATCAATTGTTGACAAACACTTCTTGGTATAACTTCATCTACAATCCAACCAAACACACCACCTTCTTGTGTTTTTAATTTTTCTTCTTTAACAATCATTTGTCAATATCTAAATAACTTTGGTCATCCTTCCACCACTCATATTGTTTACCTTGTCGGTTAGCTAAATCTCTTTGTGTATCGTAATGGTCTTCACTCATCACTTTCCATAACTTATCAAACTCTTTCTCTTCCATTTGTTTGATACCCATAAAATATGTTTTAGCACCAGTAATACCAACACCACTTGCTATCTCACACTTACTAACTATCTCATCTGCTTTATTAACTAACACCCACTTCATGATAACCTCTGAATTACTGATTGTTTTGGTATTCCACCAACAAACCTATCAACTTCTACACCATTTTCTTCAATAACTGTAGTGGGAACAGACCTAACATTATATTGTTGTGCTATATCTTTGTTTTGGTCTATGTCGAGTATTTGTACTGAATGACCTTCGTTCATTACTTCGGTCATTATTGGTTTAAATGCTTTACATGGGCCACACCATGTAGCTGTAAAGTACTTAGCTGTTTTCATCTTTGTCTCCTAATCTAATACAATTTGAACTTCTCCTTCGTTCAGATTACTTGAATAATCTCTATATGTGTAACTAATTGTCATAGTGTCTCCAATCATACTTTGAACTGGTGCTATCATATTATTTACTTCTCCATCTGAATTACTATAACTACAACAATTTGTTGTTGGTACTTCTGAACCATTGAACCAAGTAACATAGTTTGTGTCGTAACTTACATACTCTAAGTCATCCGTTAATCCGAACTCTACAACATAACCAAGTGTGTCACCTATGTACCAATAGTGTGAACTATACCAATTAAATCTTATTAATTCCACTGGACCTTCTTCTACATAAACACTACCACTTATTCTATGTAGTGTTTGCCAACCACTTCTATCCATTTGTAAATGGTAGTAACCATTTTCGTCCAATGGTAATCTTACATCTATGTCAAAAAACACCTCATCGTAGTCTGGTCCATATCGAGTATCACATCCTACGACAAGTAAAAAACTACCTACTACTACGCTTTTTATTAAACCCATTATTTCGTTTATTCTCACGTTTTGTTTTAGCCTCCTTCCAAGACTTTTTTGGTTTCTTTGTTTTCAGAGATTTTGTATTCTCTTCGAACATTTCCTCTTCGAGAGCTTCGTAGTCATCCCAATTATACTTAGACATCATCTTTCTCCCTATGTATATTACGAAATAAATTCATAAATGTCAAGTGTTTTTTTGTATTTTTAGTTTTTCTATTGTGTCGAAAAATTTAGTGAGTGTTAGTTCTTTACCCATATCTGTTAATATTTTACTATCTGTAAGTGACTCTGGGTCATTGTGAATAATTTTATATAACGCTTCAAATCCATGTGATGGATAAAATTTACCAAAACTCTCTTCTCCTAAAACGTTTGATTCGGATATTAAATCCTTTTTCGTATCACCTTTCAATAATAAATAGTAAACCAAAACTCATTCCACGTAAGATTTTTTTATAAATTCAACTAAATCTTTGTTTGGTTTCCAACCAAGTAACTCATGAGCTTTAGTATCAGTACATAATGTGTTTCTCATTTCTCCTGGTCTCTTTTCAATATACTCTCTTGGGTAGTCACCAAACGCATCAGCTACTTCATTTATAGAGTAGTTATTTCCAGTACCCAATTCGAACTCTTCACCACTAACCTTTGCATTATATGCATTAGGAATCCACAACGATTTACCACATCTAACAAATCCATCAACAATATCGTCAACGTGAGTAAAATCTCTTCTTTGTTCTCCATCCCAAGTTATGGTTAATGGTTTACCATTCTTAAATTGTCTTTCAAATATACCAACAACTGTACAATACTCCCCCTCAGTTAATTGATGTGGGCCATACACATTATAAAATCTACATATAGCAGTTGGTGTATCATATATCTTATTATACATCTTAGTTAGTTCTTCACCTTGATACTTTGTGAATGTATATGGATTAGCATATATGTCACCATGTGATGAAGAAGAACCAGCATAAACTACAGGTATATTTCCATACTTTCTTGAGTACTCTAAAATATTTTGTGTACCAACAACATTTGTTCTAAATGTTTCTGATGGTTTGTCAAATGATGGTTGTATCCTGGCTAAAGCTGCAAGATGAAATATTACATCAAATTTTGGTATCTGATTTGCTACTCTTATTGCATCTAAAGATTCTATAGAAACTTTATCTGATAACTCAACTTCATAATACTTACATCCATCTAAATGATTGGTTTTAAATCCAGTAGAATAATTGTCTAATGAAACAACTTTCCACCCATCACTCAATAATCTTTTAATTAGGTTTGTACCGATAAATCCGGCTCCACCTGTTACTAATGCTCGCATACTATCAATTCCTTTTCATATGTGTTTAACGATTTAATCCAAAACTTAAATATTTCAAGTTCCATTTCTCCTACCTCACCACTATCTCGAAGTATCTTTGGTAAGTTAGTTAGTATTTGAAAATTGTGCATTGTTAAATCATTACAATCAAACTCCACACAAATATCATGTAGTTCTGATATTTTACTATGTCCATACAATTTTATTTTTTCATCTAAGTCAATTATTGTATTCGGTTGTTCTTCTTTTTTATATTCACCAATACAATCTGAATCACTCAAGTCTAAATATATTTTACTACACCAAGGTTCTAATTGACCCAATAATGATTTAGTACAATTATAAGCTACAAAAGCTATATCATACTTTGGTGTTACTATTGGTAACATATATTCATCATGTTGTACCATTGTTCCCCATTTACGAGTAAAATTTCTCATGTTCTTATGATTGGTCATTTGCCATTCTGGTGAGTCTTTACCAATATCACCACCAGAATATTTGTTATATCTACTACCACGACTCGTAAAATGATATACAAATGATTCCCAAGATTGTATCAAGTCATAACCCTTCAATAAAAATCTATTGAATAAATCTGAATCTTCTCTTGATTGTGGAGCAAATAATTCATCATGTCCACCTACAGCTAAGTAATCTTCTTTGTACATACACCAAGGAGCAAATATACCATTGGTTCTATCATTACCACTATCTTTAGGGCCGTATCTACCTTGTAATTCTTTAACTTTATCTTGAAACTTATCATTGTTAAAACTCTCTGGTTCTACACCACAATCTAATATAACTTTTTCAACTCCCTCTGGATGTAATGGTGGTTCTATTCTTGTAGCACAAACTACTTTACCCTTTTCCAAGTATTGTAAAATGTGTACATCCAAACGACTACCAGCTACCATATCAGCATGAAAGGCAAATATGATGTCTGTTGATGCCATTTCAATTCCTTTGTCAAACATTCCAACAATACCAACTCTATCTGGTCCAGGATTTGTGTAGACGTGTAGGTTCTTATCTTCTAAACTCTTCAACCACTCTTCTGTACCATCAACACTAGCATCATTTAGTACAAGTATGTGGTGGTCATTACCTAAGTCCTTAATAGACTTATAACATAACTTTAGTAGTTCAAGATTATTTCTACTTGGTATAACAAATGTTATTTGTTTCATAACGACTCCAATATTTTCATTGTCTTTTCGAC